AATTCTCATGCATAATTCCGAGGATTTAATCTATATAGGAAATTCGCGTGGCACAGCCTGGGTAGAATTAACTTCCAACGGCAAAATTGACATATATTCTCAAGATTCTGTATCTGTACACACGGAAGCAGACCTAAACTTTAAGGCAGACAGAGATATCAATTTCGAAGCTGGAAGAGATTTCAATATAAAAGCAAATCAAAATATCACCCAAGAAAGTGTAGAAAGTTTTCAGTTGATAATCGGTGATGGCGGAAAGATTACAACTCAAAAAGGCAATTTAGATGTAAACACAAAAGACGGTAATAATAATTTTACAGCAAACGAAAACACAAATATAAAATCCGGAGGCAATCATGTGGAGGAAGCCAGCATAATACACATGAACGGCCCTTCTGCTGCTACAGCGGATGAGGCAGAGCCTCTAGATTCTTTTGTGCTTCCAGGAACTGTGCCCGGCTCGCAGCCAGGAGAAATAGAATCTATTCTAAAAAGAATGCCACAAAGAGAACCTTGGCTACATCATGAAAATCTTGCACCTCTCAACTTTACTCCAGAAAAAACAGACATCAAATCGGATGAACCTGCTCCCGAAAGCGGCGAGTATAATCCTACTAGAGACACATTCAAGCCCACTAATAACGGTTAAATATATTGATGAGCACAATAGAAAAAAACATATACAAACAGGTCAATGTTCCTGCTAATCAAAAACCAAAGGCTCCGCCTGAGAGCAGAGCTTATAGAGGAATTAGCACAGTTAATCCTGACGACACAAACTGGAAAAAATACGACATTGCTCTTATCAAACAGGACATTATCAATCATTTTCACATCCAGAAAGGCGAAAAATTAAGTGATCCCAGCTTTGGAACCATAATCTGGGCAGTGCTTTTTGAGCCCTTGACAGATGACCTTAAACAAATTATTGCAGATGATGTAACACAAATAATCAATAGTGATCCCAGAGTAGTGGCAGAAAGGATTGTAGTTGACGAATACGACAAAGGCATACAAATAGAAGCAACTCTGCGATATCTAAACTACAACATTTCTGAAAGCATGCGTATTGATTTTGATCAAGAAAACGCAATTAATTAAATTACCAGTTAATTCTTTCCGCTAAATACAAAACAAGCAAGGAAACAGTATGTCATCAACAGACAGACAAAACAGGTTGCTGTTAACAGAAGACTGGAAAAGAATATACGAATCATTCAGAAACGCTGATTTCAAAAGTTATGATTTTGACAATCTTCGTCGCACCTTAATAAACTATCTCAGAGAGAACTATCCTGAAGATTTCAATGACTACATAGAAAGTTCAGAGTATCTGGCATTAATTGATATGATTGCGTTTCTAGGGCAAAATCTTGCTTTTAGAACAGATTTAAATGCCAGAGAAAACTACATTGATCTTGCAGAAAGAAGAGAAAGTGTTCTGAGACTGGCTCGGTTATTGAGCTATAACCCCAAAAGAAATCAAGCAGCAAACGGTTTATTAAAAATTACAGCAGTTTCAACAACAGAAAGTGTTAGAGACAGCAATAACAACAGCCTTGCAAACAGAACAATTGCATGGAATGACCCTACAAATGCTAACTGGCGTGAACAGTTTGAAAGAATTCTAAATGCAGCACTGCCTCAAAACAGCCAAATTGGAAATCCTCAAAAGCGTGAAATAATTCAGGGACTAAGAACAGAAAAATACAAAATACGAAGTGTAAATCCTGAAGTTCCTGTATTCGGATTCAACAAGGCTGTTGACGGAAGAACCGTACAGTTTGAAGTTACTTCTGCAGATATAACTCCAAACAGTATTCTAGAAGAACCACCGCTTCCGGGAAACAGCCTGGGATTTCTGTTCAGAAACGACGGACAAGGGCCTGGCAGTGCAAACACTGGATATTTCTGCCATTTTAGACAAGGCGAACTGGACCAGGGCGACTTTACAATAGACAATCCTGTTGCTAACCAGACGGTAAATGTTGATGCACAAAACATCAACAACACAGACGTTTGGTTATATGAAATTAACCTAAGCGATAGACGCAGCGAATTATGGACCAGTGTAGACGCAGTTGCTGGCAACAATGTGATTTTTAACAGTATTGACAAGGATCGTAGAAAAATTTACGCAGTTACTACCAGAGCAGATGACAGAATCGGTCTTGTGTTTGCAGACGGAACATTTGGAGAGATTCCAAATGGCAGATTCAGAGTGTATTATAGAACAAGCATAAATGCACCGCTACAAATCAACCCAAGCGATCTACGTAACATAATTGTTAGAATTTCCTATGTCAGTCAAACAGGACAGCCAGAAACCGTTACTCTTACACTGGGATTGCAAGAAACTGTAGATAACAGTGCAAGAAGCGAAACAAACGAATCTATCCGAAGAAATGCTCCTGCTCTGTTCTACACACAAAATAGAATGATAACAGGAGAGGATTATCAGCTTGCTCCGCTTACAGTTAGCCAACAAATTGTAAAAGCCAAAAGCATTAACAGAACAAGTTCTGGTGTATCTAGATTTTTTGATCTTGTAGACAGCACGGGCAAATATTCCACAGTAAATCTATTTGGCACAGACGGTGCGTTGTATAAAGTAAGAGAATTACCGCAGATTTCTTTTGGCTTTGATACACTCACTGACATAGAAGGTGCAATTATAAATGACATAGAACCGATTCTAGCCAGCACAGAATTAAACAACTTCTACCTTGACAGTTTTCCTAAAATCTTTATAGACGATCTAGGAGGAACATGGCAGCAGAATACGCGAGAGACAAATCAATCCACAGGTTTTGTAGAAAATGAAAGAGGCATAAGAATTCAACTTGCTGCTTTCACAGGCAGCAATTACAGATTTGTAAAAACAGACAGTCTAATCAAATTTGAAGCACCTGCAGGTTACTATTTTTTTAACGGCGAACTGGTTCAGGGAGCACCAGATTTTAGAGGAGGCGACACCAAGATTTGGGCCAAAGTAGTCAGTATTAGAGGCGACGGCACAGAAGTTGCAGACTCCGTAGGACCGGTTGCTCTTAACGAAGCTGTTCCAACGGGTGCACGTCTGACACAGGTTATTCCTGCTCTTCCCAGATCTTTGACAGATCAAACAGCACAGCAATTGGTTGATCAGGTATTTTCTTTTAGAACTTTTGGTTTACGGTATGACCGGCGAAACGGCGAGTGGAGTATTATAACACAAACCAATCTCAACACTACTACAGACTTTTCTACAGGTAAAACTGGTGATACCACAAATCAAAATCTAGATGCAAGTTGGTTCTTGCTGTTTGAAAACGACGGCGAAGCATATACTGTTACACATCGTTCTACAAAATATGTTTTTGAAAGTGACAGAGAAATTAGATTTTTCTTCGACGAAGACTCAAAAAACTTCAATCCTCGGTCAGGCAGAGTACAGAAAGACAGAATCAGTATATTGCCAATAAATTCTAAACCAGACAGTGCGGAACCTCTCAGACTGCAATATGACTGGGAAGTTGTGTCAGAATTTAGAGACATACAGGGTTATGTGGACAGCAAAAAACTCGTGGTAGGTTTTTTCGACTCTGACGACGACGGCGTTGTAGATAATCCAGAAACATTTCAAGACATAGTTGATCCAGAAACAAACGAAATAGAAAAACTGGTTTTTTTAAAGTTGATTACTTCGCCAGAAGGAGTTAATGATTTTGTTTACACCACACAGGAAGACATAGGCGTCAAGGTTTTTAGAACTAAAGAGGATATAGGTCCTCTCAGCCAATATGATGATCGACAACTGTTTTATTTCTTTGAAGAAGATGTATTTGAAATATTCAATAGAAACACAGTCACACTAGAACTTACTTCTGATTTTAGAGCAGAAAAAGGAATCGATTTATTGAAATTTCAGTATGTTCATTCAACAGGAGAAAATCAACGAATTGATCCTAGTTCAACAAACATAATTGATACCTATCTGTTAACTAGGCAGTATGATAGAAGGTTTAGACGATTTTTGCAGGATGTAGATGCAGATGCACCTCTGCCTCCTAGCAGCGACTCTCTTTTTGTGCAATTTGGGCAAGAACTAAATGCTATTAAAAGTATCAGTGATGAGATAATATATCATCCTGTAAGATATAAGCCGCTTTTCGGTGAAAAAGCACCAAAAGAGTTGCGTGCAAAATTCAAAATAATCAAAAATCCTGATTTGGTTATCAACGACAACGACTTAAAATCAAGAACTATCGGTGCAATAAACAGATATTTTAATATCGATAACTGGGATTTCGGTGACACATTCTACTTTTCAGAGCTTGCTGCGTTTGTTGTAAATCAACTGGCACCAGACCTTGCATCCTTTGTAATTGTGCCTGTGCAGTTAGATCAAAGTTTCGGCAGTTTATTCGAAATTAAGAGCGAGTCAGACGAAATCTTTATCAGTGCTGCAACTGTTGCAGATATAGATATCATAGACGAAAATACAGCCAGTAGATTGCGAGCAGAAGGTTCTGTAATAACAGAATCTCAATCAAGGCCACAGGGAATACAAAGCACAACAGGAGGCCAACTAGATAATGGCATTTAATGACGATCAAAAAGAATTTCCTCTGCCTGGAGGGGACAACGACAGACGACGCAGTGCCCAGCACTTGCCTCGGTACTTCAGGACTCAGGTAAACAACAAATTTCTGTCGTCTACTTTTGATCAATTTATACAGCCAGGACAAGTGGAAAAGATAAGTGGCTTCTTTGGTCAACGTCAAGCCAAGGCTAGGCAGGTAGAAGACGTCTATGTTCCCGATGTGTCAAAGTCAAGACAGGACTATCAGCTTGAACCAGCTGCTGTAATTAAAGATGATTTAGATAACCTAGATTTTTATCAGGACTATAACGATTATATCAATCAAATAAACAATTTACGAGGATCCACGGCAGATCATTCTCTGCTTAACAGACAGGAATATTATGCGTGGGATCCTCACATTGACTGGGACAAATTTACAAACTTTAGAGAATATTTCTGGCTACCAAACGGACCTGATCCTGTACCGGTTGCAGGTCAGTCAATAGATATTCAGTCTACCTATACAGTGACAAGTGTGGACGAACAGACAAACTATGCTTTTGTGTTTACCCCAGACGGGCTAACAAGAAATCCTGCTCTCACATTATATCGAGGCATCACATATAGATTTGAAATAGATTCTCCGGGCGTGCCTATCAGTATCAGAAAGCAGAGAATTGTTGCACGACCTTGGCAGCCACAGATCGCATACAGACAAGCAGAAACTGTGTTGTTTGAGGGAGAAATATATATTGCAAATCAAAATCATAGATCTGGTTTTGATTTTTCTCAAGACGCAAATAAGTGGGACAGATCTACGGACATTAATCTTGCCCAAGAAGCTGATAACCAAAGCGTAGAACAGGGTGTTATAAAATTAACACTAACACCAGAAACACCAGACATTCTTTATTATGTTGCAGACAATGATATTAATGCTTCTGGAGAAATAAGAGTGTTTGACATCCAAGAAGCAGCATTTATTGATGTCGACAAAGACATTTTAGGCAAGAAAACCTATCGCACAGGAAACGGATTCGATCTTTCCAATGGAATGAAAATCTATTTTCAGGGAACAACTTCGCCGCAAAAATATCAAACAGGCAATTGGTATGTAGAAGGCGTAGGCGATTCTATCAAACTTATAAGCGAAAATGATCTTACAGTAGCAAGTGCTTTTGTGCAAGACGAATTTGTGGAATTTGATTCAGAAGGATTCGACAGAAATCCCTACAGTTTTTCAATAGGGTTTCCTCGCAATAAAGATTACATCACAATCAATCGATCTGCAACTGACGGAAATCTCTGGAGCAAATATAACAGATGGATTCATAGAGACGTTATAGAAAAAGCCGCAGAAATAAATCAAACTGGTCTGTTTATTGATCAAAACGCAAGAGCAACCAGACCAATTATAGAGTTTGAAGCAGGATTAAAACTGTTTGACTTTGGAACTAAAACAAAATCTTCTGTAGATCTTGTGGACAACTTTACAACAGATGTTTTTTCCATAATTGAAGGAAGCCAAGGTTATAACATAGATGGTATTGATTTGTCGCAGGGAATGCGTATTCTGTTTACAGCAGATACAGACGTTCTTGTAAAAAACAAGATCTATCAGGTTGAATTTATTACATTTAAAGGACAAAGACAGATCAGTCTGCTAGAAAAAGCTGACACAGATCCTTTGCAAGACGAAACAGTTTTGTGTATTGGTGGCAAAGAATTCGGCGGAAAGGTTTTGTATTTTACAGGCGACCGATGGAATCTAGCACAAGACAAAAACTCTGTTAATCAGCCACCGCTCTTTGATGTTTTTGACTGCGACGGCTTTAGTTTAGCAGACCCTGAAATTTATACTTCCACAGACTTTGAAGGTACTCCTATATTTTCTTATAGGCAGGGAACAGGACCTTCAGACCCTGAACTTGGGTTTGCTCTTTCTTATCAGAATGTTCAAAATGTAGGAGACATTGTATTTGACTTTAATTTGTCTCGAGATGCTGTTATATTCTGCCCTGAAGGCGAAACAACAAAATCTATCGGGTTAGGCACAGGATTTTTACGAAATTACAGAAACAGAACTGAATTTTCACTTGAAAACGGGTGGACTAGAGCAGTTGAGCTCAGTTCGCAAGACGTGATATTTCAAGTGGTTGCAAGATCTGCAACACCTCTAATTGACATAGACGTTTATGATAATTCTGCTAGATTAGACGACTTGATTGTGAAAGTGTTTGTAGATAATGTTCTTGTGTTTGAGAATGTAGATTACGAAATTGTAAAAGGCAACGGTGATCTAGCACAGATACAATTTTTAACCCCTGTTAACAGAGACTCGGTGATTAGGATTAAAACACGCAGCAGTGCACCAAAGAACAGCAGAGGTTTTTATGAAATACCGCATAATCTAGAACGCAATCCTAACAACGAAGACCTTGGCAAAATAACACTGGGCGAAATCAACGATCATGTTTCGTCAATAGTTGAAAACTTTCAAGGTTTTAGGGGAGAATTTCCTGGAAGAGGAAATCTACGAGATGCCGGCAACTTAGCACAGTTTGGCAAAAGAGTAGTGCAACACAGTGCACCTCTTGCAATATCTCTATATCATCTTACGGACGAAGATGCCAATCTTGTACAGGCAATGAGATATGCCAAATTAGAATACAGTAAATTCAAAAGAAACTTCATACAAACAGCAACAGACACAGCCTTTGACGGACCTATTGATAAACACTTTGAAGTTGTGCTAGAAAGAGTTTTGTCAAACTCAAAAAACTCAGATCCGTTTTATTTTTCAGACATGGTTCCTTTTGGCGGTGCAAAAGTCTCGAGACTGACTGTGCGAAGTGCAGGCGAAAGATTTTTCAGTCTTGCAGAACCATTTTCTTTAAACAGCCTTAGCAACAAGGCTGTATTGCTTTATCTTAACGGCAAGCAGTTATTGGCAAACAAGGATTATGAATTCAACGACGAAGGATTCGCTGTTCTAAAATTTGACACAGAAGTTGGCGACGAAATTATAATTAGAGAGTTTGAAACCACTGATGCAAATTTTATTCCTGCGACCCCTACAAAGCTGGGAATTTACCCTGCTTTCGAGCCTGCAATTTTTGTGGACGATACTTATGCTGAACCAAGAACCGTGATTCAGGGTCACGACGGTAGCATAACACTGGCGTTTGGCGATTTCAGAGACGACCTGCTACTAGAACTAGAAAAAAGAATCTATAACAATATCAAGATAAAATATGACACACAGGTATTTGACATATTTGACTACCTGCCTGGTGATAACAGAAGCACCGGACTGTCTCGGTCGCAAATAGACAACGTGCTATCAAGAGACTTTACGCAGTGGCTAAGTCTTGTAGACAGTGACTTTACAGATAATTCTGCATTCAATGATGCAAATCCGTTTACATACAATCACAGTGAACTACAATCTAGATTCGACAAGCCTTTACAAGGACACTGGAGAAGTGTATATAAACAGATTTTTGATACAGATCGTCCTCACACACATCCTTGGGAAATGTTGGGATTTACAGAAAAGCCCGAATGGTGGGACGAAGAGTACGGCGAAGCACCGTACACAAGCAATAACTTGCTTTTATGGGAAGACCTCGAGCAGGGAATTGTTCGCGAACCGGGCAAGTTGCCTGAAACACGAGAAAAATTCAAAAGACCAAATATTACAGCTTATCTCCCAGTTGACGAAAATGGCAATCTAGTTGCTCCGACTGCAACAAACTTAATCAAAACAATCAGATCAACCAGATTAGCAGCAGACTGGAAATTTGGCGACCATGCACCTGTAGAAACTGCATGGAGACGTAGTTCTGAGTATCCTTTTGCACTCCTTGTTGCTCTCTTTTTAAATCAGCCAAACAGAGTAATTAGCGGTGCATTTGACAGGTCTAGACAATTTAGAAATCCTGCTGATCAGTTAATCTACGCTGCTCCCAACAATAGATTGAATCTGAGAGACCTTGTTTTACCTAACACCATAGACGAAAACGAAAGAAAATTTACATCTGGTTTAGTAAACTATATCAGAGATTGGTTTGCTGCTGCAACAAACAGAGAGTTTGTGTCTTATAGAAACAGACTAACGGGTCTAGATGTGTCAATTGGCGGTAAGCTCGCAGGCTATGCAAGCAAAGACAAACTAAAATTTATATTGGATAGCAGATCTCCTCTAAGCGAAGGAAATGTGTTTGTTCCAGACGAAAATTATCAAATTGCTTTTAACAAAAGCACACCAACTAGACTGTTGTATTATAGCGGAGTAATTGTTGAACGAGAGCCGCAAGGATTTATTATAAGAGGGTATAACGAAGAAGACCCTGTGTTTGTGTGGAACAGACCAATTGCCACAGAAGCAGACAGTGTGGTAAGAATAGGAGGTGTAACAGAACCTATCATTCAGTGGACTCCTCGACGCACGCTAACAAAAGAGTCTGTGGTTGAAAATCAAAACAGGTTTTTCAGAGTAACACAAACTCATACTACAACTGATTCTTTTGATGCAGGTAAATTTGCTCCAATCGCAGAACCTGCTGTTCGCGGCGGCAGAGAAGCTAGGTTAAGAACAAGATTTAGAACACAAACAGAAGAACTTGCATATAACTCTGTTTTCAAGTCAATACAAGAAGTTGTTGATTTTTTGTTAGGTTATGGACATTATCTAGAGAGCCAAGGATTTGTTTTCGATCACTTTGATTCTGATTCAAGGCAAGTAGCTAACTGGACAACTTCAGCAAAAGAATTCTTGTTCTGGACGACTCAAAACTGGGCACAAGGTTCAGTTATTTCTCTGTCGCCCGGTGCATTCAAAATCACACTGGAAACTGATTTTGAGTCGGTCGACTCTGTGTTTGACAGTCTGTACGGGTACGGAATACTAAAAGTTGACGGAAGCCGTCTTGAGCCAGAATTTGTTAGTATTTCCAGAGAGGATGTGGGCAAGTTTGAAATACGACCAAAAATAACTGCAGATGGAATTTATGGTTTAAGAATACCGCTTGTTCAAAAAGAACACGTCGTTTTATTTGATGACAGAACCAGTTTTAATGACGTAATATATGACAAAGCAGCAGGTTATAGGCAAGAAAGAATCTCAGTATTAGGGTATAGAACAACAGACTGGGATGGAAGCATTAATATTCCTGGGTTTATTCTGGATCAAGTGGACATCAAAGACTGGGAACAGTGGCGAGATTATGACATAGGGGACGTTGTAAGGCACAAAGAATTTTTCTATGCAGCAGACACACGGGTCGTAGGCTCTGCAGAATTTCAAGAAGAAAGCTGGGCAAAACTTCCAGAGCGACCAGAATCTCGTCTGCTGCCCAACTTTGATTACAGATCTGCTCAATTTGCCGATTTCTATGACCTAGATAGTGATAACTTTGATGCTGAACAACAGAGATTTGCCCAGCATCTTATAGGCTATCAAAACAGAGATTATCTTGCCAATATAATTAATGATGATGTAAGCCAATACAAGTTTTATCAGGGATTTATCAGAGAAAAAGGCACACAAAACGCATTTACAAAACTGTTCGATGCTCTAAGTGCAGATGATAAAGAAAGCGTTGAGTTTTTTGAAGAATGGGCAATTAAGTCTGCACAATACGGAGCAAGCGAAGGCTTTGAAGAAGTAGAATATCCGCTAGATGAAACAAGATTTAGGAGATCTCCGCAGCCTGTTCGACTAGTCTCCAGAAGAGACCCAGAGGCAACTGACCTTGTTTATGAAATAATTCCCAGCGAAGTGGGCATACAGCCAAGAGAGTATAATCACAGACCGTTTCCAGAAACTCAGGTGCCAGAAAGTTTTGTTAAGGAAAGCGGCTATGTAAATCCAGATGATGTAGACTTTGTAGTAGACAGTTATAGAGATATAATCGGAATAGACATAAACGATCTTTCTTTTGGAGATCATATCTGGGTAGGAAACGATAAAGAAACTTGGCAGGTTTATACAAATGTAAGAGCAAACACAGGAATTGTTGTATCCGAAATTGTAGAAGCGGGCATATTTGTAGAATTAACAGATACAAAAACAGATTTTGAAGTAGGTGAAATAATTGCTGTTTATGATATAGGTGCACCATCTGGCATTTACGAAATTGTAAGAATAGAAAATAACAGGCTAATTCTTCTGGGAGATATCATAGAGCCTCCTGAACTGGGACCAGTTAACGGTACTATTTCTAGATTTGTTAAAACAAGATTTACCAGCATAGACAATGCTCAGAGCATTGTCACTGATATTGACAATGGAGTTAACAGATTATGGTTGGATCAAACAGATAAAAGCGTTCCTAAAGTCATTGATAGACAAAAACAGTTCTCTATATCAGACACATTGTTTAATCTTGGCTTAGATGAAGATCAAAATTATGGCACAGCAATTAGCACAAACAGCAGAAATACTGTTCTTGCTATAGGCAGTCCGGATGACGAATCGGGCAAAGTATACGTCTATACAAGAAGTACAGAAAACAATCCGTTTGAACTTTCTCAGGTAATCGAACCTACAGACGATCTTTCTGCAACACCAGAGAGATTCGGGGCCAGTGTTGCAGTTAGCGATACGGGAAGATTTATTGCTATAGGGTCCCCCAGTGCATCTAATGTAAAAACACAATTTAAAGAAGACTATCAAACTGATCTAGAATATTCTCAAGGCGATATTGTAGATTTTGAAGATAATCTGTGGAGAGCGAACACTGATATCCTGCCAGAAACAAACAGTGTGGAATTTCAATCTTTTGAATCAGTTCCCCAAGTTCTTGTTGATCTTGGATTAGATTTTGAAAATGCACCGTCTTTCGACACTATCATTACAGGCAAGTTTCCTTTTACAAACGTTGAAACAGATCATATCCTGGTAAAAGCACCGATAGAGCAATACGACGGCTCGGAGCCCGGGTACAGCCTAAAATTTAAATGGAATGATGTGTCATATGCATACCAAGATCAAACTGATTTGTCGCCTGTAGAGCCGTTTGGAGGAGACATTCCTAGTATTGATACTGGATTTATAACAAACAATCTGCATGTAATCTCAGAAAAGATTGATTCCGTTTTATTTGTAGAAGCTGCAACAAATATTCCCAGCGTTGGGCAAATTGTAGAATCAAACACGGCAACAGGAGAAGTTGCATTTGTTTACAATGAACTTGCTGTTGCCACAATCTATATCAAAAATCAAAACGGCGACTTTACTGCCAGCGGGTCTCTTACTACAGAAATAGGCGAGTTTGTAGGAGAATATGAAACAGTAGCAGGTAGAGAAACTGCTGTGGGTGCCGACGAAGTATGGCAAGGATTATGGAAGATTGACCTTGGATTTAACATCAATGTAGATCAAATCAATTCAGACGAAGGCAGGGGTCTGGTTTATCTAGACGTAATTCCCACAGGCGAAACTGATCCTGAAAAATTCTATTTTAACATTTTAGATTTTGCAAGCAAAGCATTTTCCAGCTTCGACACCAGAAACAGCGAAATTGTCACACTTAGTTATTTCGGAAATCCTGGACCACAAGGCGTAGTAGGAGAATTCCTAAGCGACCTTTATGCCGTAAGATCGCCGTTAGAGTTAACTGATAATTTATCGGTCGGAGATGAGATAGAATTTTTCTACAATCCCCTGCGTGACTTCGAAACAGACTCTTTTGTTGATCCTGAGTTAATTGGTCTGTCACTGGAAGATCTCAATCAAACACAAACAGTTCAAGACATTTGGGACGGATACATTGATTTTGATATTACTAGGAATTTGGGAGGTGTTCCTCTAGAACCAAAAGTTGGTATTACAGTGCAGGATGTCACAAACCTCGGAACAGCTGAAGTAGTGTTCTATCAGAGGTTTGATACTGTAAGCGGCAGAATCTATGTGAAAAATGTCCAAGGCACATGGGCAACAGGTGCTGACTTTGGCGAAAACAGAGAAATACAGTTTTTAGCAGACGGATCAGGAGATCCTGTGTACGACCCGGCAGCCGGGTTCAGGGTTTTTGGACAGATACAGTCAAGAAGCTTGGGATTTGAACCAGACGGCATAGGCCAGATGTTGGTGTTTACTAAGAACATTCAAATAAGTTTAGAAGACAAAGAACAAGACCGAATTATTGACGGAGAATATTGGTTTTATGAAACTGATATTGTGCAAGGCAGACCAAGACCTGCAAATATTCCTGCTCCTGAAAACGCAGATTGGCAACAAGTGTATAATGTACCTGCAGGACTTGCAGGAGAAGCTTCCACACTACAAAGCGAAGGATATTACACGATACTTCAAAGATCAGGAACGTATCGCTGGACCAGAATTAATGACTACATTGTTCCGCAAAGAGATAATAATCAATTTTTAGGCAGTGATGTACAGTTTTCTGCGTTTAACGATTTTACAAGGCTGCATGTTCATGCCAGCGGAAACGCTACCCAGAATAATTTTGGTAAAATTTACACAATTAAAAATGGAACAGAAAACACCCAAGAGTTCGCTTGGGACCTTGGCAAAGACAAGAGGTATCAAGGCGAATTTTCTATCACGAGAAATTATGTAGAAGGCGACGTTGTTTTTAAAGATGGAGAATTACTTGAAGCACAAACCAACATTGTTGCAGGTATATTTGAGCCAGAAGAATGGCAGTCTCTTACAACGCCGATTGACTATACCGGCTTTATTCCTAATGATATAGGACTAGTACTTGACAATACAACTGTTATAGACGCACAAGGGCTTACAGAATTTGCAATAGACTTTGATGTTGACAATCGAGGAGAAGTTTTAGTAACAAGTGCAAGATTCAACAACAATACAACAAAAGTTTTTGTTTATCGAAATCTTAATGGATTGTATGTCAAGACACAAACAATAGAACAACCAGATCAAAATGAAAATTACGGTATAAGCATCTCAATTAACGGCGATGGAAGATTTATTGCAGTAGGATCTCCTGATTTTGACGGCACAGAAATAAATCAGGGCAAAGTTTTTGTTTATAAACAAGTTGACGGAGAATTTGAATTACATCAAACACTGTTTGGTCCGGACAGAAAACGCAACGAACAGTTTGGTATAAGAGTAAGTTTCAGTGATGATTTTCTTGCAGTAACAAGTCGTAACGGTGGGTCAAGAATAGAAACAAGTTTTGACAATGGTGAAACTGTTTTTGATAGTGCAAGAACTAAATTTGTTGACGTTACGCCTAACACTGGTGTAGTAAGAATATTTGAATTATTTGATGATTCTCTCTTGTTCGGAGAAACAATTGATCTAGACGAAGAAGGCGTAAGATTCTTCGGCAGAAATCTGTATGCAAACAAAAATCATGTGTATGTAGGACTGCCTATGCTTAGTTTAGATTCAGGAAATCAAGGGCTGTTAGTAGACTATGCAAAAGAACGCGACTCAAAATTGTGGAGTACCTTAAGAACAGTCAAACCTACTGTGGATGTTAGCAAAATAAAACAGGCAGTTATTTACGATAGAACTACTCAACAGCTGATAGACAATCTTGATTATATCGATCCGCTACAAGGCAAAATTGCCGGAGTGGCTGAACAAGAGATTTCCTATAAAACTCCTTATGACCCTGCTGTATATACAATCGGCGAAGATGTAGAAGTAAATGCTACAAGAAGCTGGGGTAAAGACCAAGTAGGAGAAATTTGGTGGGATCTTTCAACTGCTAAATTTAGAAATCCCTATGTAGGAGGAACACTGTTTGCTACTAACAACTGGAATACTCTGTTCTCTGACTTTAACACAATTGATGTTTATGAATGGGTAGAATCCAATCTAACCCCTAATCAATGGGATACTATAAGCGAAACTGCGGATGGATTTAGTAGAGGAATCACAGGCCAGAGTAAACAGGGAAATTCTGCGTATGTAGAAAAAACAATATTTGACAAAACTACTAGATCTTTTGCTACTAGAAGATACTTTTGGGTGCGAAATAAACAAACTGTTCCAAACATTCCAGACAGAAATATCAGTGCACTTGCAATTTCGGAACTAATTAGAGACCCTGCAGGAGCCGGATATAGGTTTGTTGCTTTAATTAGTGCTACAGAATTTGCAATCTTTAATTCTAACAGGCTAATACGTGATCAAGACGTAGCAGTAAAATTCCAATATTGGACGATCCAGGATCAGTCAATAAACATTCACAACGAGTATCAAATTTTAACAGACGGACTGTCAAGCAGCAGGCCAAAGACTGATGTAGAAAGAAAATGGTTCGACAGTCTTGTTGGTTTTGATGAGCAGCGTAGAGCAGTTCCTGCAAGAGAATTAACAGAACAAGAAAAATACGGAGTTTTAAATTCTCCTAGACAGAGTTGGTTTGTTAACAGAATAGAAGCACTTAAACAGACTGTCGAAAGAATTAACAGAGTGTTTGCAAGGTCTCCTGTTGCAGACGAAAGAAATATAAGTCGCCTGAGAGAACAGGAAAACCCGCCCAGGTTTGCACTTGGCCTATATGACAGGACAGTAGAATCAAGATTAGACCTTGATTTTGTTGGTGTAGCAAGAGCAAGAACAGCGATACTGGAACCTGTGATTGAAGACGGTAGGCTAACAAGAGTAGATATACAGGATTCTGGTCGAGGATATCTTGTAGCCCCGAGCACCGAAATTGTAGGTACAGGAACAGGTGCACAAATTTCTGTAGACATCAATAACAGAGGGGAAATTGTTGATGTTTCTGTAGAAAAACAAGGCAGATTGTATACACAAGATACATCTATCACTGTGAGACCGTTTTCTGTTCTAGTACAAGCAGACGAAGCCATTGGCGGAAGATGGGCTATATTTGAAAGAGACGCACAAGCAGGCGAATGGATCCGATCAGCAAGCCAGGGATTTAATGTCAATCTTTACTGGAATTTTGTGGACTGGTATGCTGAAGGATTTTCAGAATTTACAAATATTGATTTTGTAGTGGATTTTTCGTTCGAATTAAGACAGATCAACGACAGATTGGGGGATATTGTTAAAGTTCAAAACATGTCAGACGGAGGATGGACTCTGCTGGAAAAGATCAATGACGAACAAACTGACAATTTTGTTATTAACTATAGAACTGTTGCAAGACAAGACGGTACTATACAACTAAAGTCTTCCATATATGATGCCCAAGAAAATCTTGCAGGATTTGACATAACAAATTTCGACCTTGTGAAGTTTGATGGCCTGCCAAGCAGAGAAACCAGAATTATTCTAGAAGCATTGAGAGATGATATTTTTACAAGCGATCTTGCAGTTGAATACAATCGCTTGTTCTTTGCTAATCTTAGATATGTATTTTCTGAACAGAATTTTGTAGATTGGGCGTTTAAAACCAGTTTTATCAAGGCTCAACACAATGTAGGCGAATTAGACCAGAGAGTAACTTTCCAAAACGACAATCTGCCTAATTTTGAAGATTATGCAAGAGAGGTAAAGCCTTACAGTACAAACATAAGAGAATACCTATCAAATTACAACAGACTAGAACCTGCAGATACACAGATCACAGACTTTGATTTACCTGCCAAGTTTGATTCTACTACAAATAGAATAGAAGCCTTTGACACTGTGGTAAGAGATAATCAAATTTCTGTTTTGAATAATGTTATTGAAGATAGTCCAGAACTTGATTGGCAAAATGCTGCAGGATTTGAAATTGTGGAAATTCTGGTGTCGGATGCAGGATCAGGGTACACTTCTGCTCCTGTTATTAACATAATAGGAGGGGGAGGCTCTGGTGCGAAGGCTGTTGCTAGTGTAGGCGCCGGTGGAACCATTTCCAGCATCAAAATCACACAGTCTGGTCAGGGATATTTGTCTGCTCCTAGTGTGCAAATAAATGGTTCTATTAGAGACGGCGGGTTGCCGGCAAAAGCAGTTGCCAGGATAGGCAATTCCCCCGTTAGATCTATGCACACTGTAGTCAAGTTTGACAGAACAAGCGGTGAGTTTGAGTTTGCTACTCTTAATACAGTACAGGAATTTGCAGGATCTGGTTCAAGGTTGGTATTCGATCTTGAGTGGCCTGTGGATTTAAGAACAAACAAAACAATTGTTAGAATAAACGGAGTAGAATCACTTGTAGGTAGTTACACTCTGCAAAACAAACAAGATACCAGAAAAGGATATACCAGAACACAAGGAGTTATAGAGTTTATTACACCTCCTCCAGAAGGTGCACAAGTTGTTGTCGAATATCACAAAGACACCAGACTGTTGAACGCACAAGACAGAGCTAAATTTCTCCAGGGAGTTGACACACCTAGCCAGCTTGCTCAATTAATGGACGGTGTGGACTACGGCGGAGTAGAAGTAACAAGCTTCGGTTTTGAAGGAACAACGGGATGGGACACAGCAGGCTGGATAGATCAAGCTTATGATAATTTTGATCAAAATTTTGAAGATGAAATTATACAACTAGATGGGTCTACTATAGAAATTGAACTTAGCAAGCCTCTAGATGTTGACGTAGTGTATAACATATATCGAGTAGCAAGAGACTCATTCGGAAACGTAGTTTCGAACACGCGAATGGATGATCCAAACTTTGGAACAGCAGAACAAACAAATCCAGACGCAACTACTGAAAGTATTATAGGTGATGGTTCGACTACTACAATATTCCTAGATGAACTAGACATTCCCACGGTGCCCCTAACACCTGAAGAACAAACCGTAATTATTATTGTTAGAAAAATCACAAGCGACGGCAGCTTTATTCCGGATCCAGAAGCATTTGACACTGTTCTCAAAGGAGGAAGCTTTGATAAACTTACTGCAACAGGACTGGAGTCTGCAGACATAACAGTAGATGGCGATGGATTTGTAACGCCTACAACCTCAAAGGGTCCTGAAGAAGTCGTACCGGGGCAGGTTTTAGATACACTAGACCTAAAAGTATTCGAACGTCCAGATACAGGGGCTAGCAATATTACTTCTGTAAATTATAGAGGCGACGGGTCTCGAACCGTGTTCGATGTAGGCAGCGACATTGTAAACAAAAACGCAGTGTTTGTAAAAGTCGACAACGACATACTGTCATCAGATGATTATTTTATAAATGTATCTGCAAAAACAATCATTCTGGATCAGCCGCTGCTACAGGACAGTATACTGAATATTGTCAACCTTGGCTTCTCTGGCAAAAATATTTTCGATATCGACACATTTATTGCAGACGGAGAAACCGGTCAGTTTTTAACAAGAGCAAGATGGCAAGACGATTTACAAGCTGTTGTTACTGTAAACGGAGAAACAGTTCCGTTTGTTCTAGAAGAATCTGATTCAGGTTTTGAAATACAAGGAAATGTTGTAGTAACTGTTCCTGATATGCCACAAGTAGGGCATCAAGTAGCAATAATGATCCTGGAAGAAGGACCTATATCTGATAACTTTAGCACTGTAAACATAGACAAGTTTATAGGAGACGGCTCCACTGATCAGTTTGTGCTAGAAAACAATATATTTGCACAACAACCTGCTCTAGTGCATGTATTAGTTCAGGTAGGAAATAGAATTTTATCTGCAGGCTTCAATCAGGTATTTGATGTAGATGAACGCAGAGAATATCAACTGGATCTTACACAAGTTCCAGAAGGAACAGTTTCAAGTCAACAGCTAGAAGTTTATCTTAATGGCAGTCGCATAGAATTTTTGCAACAATGGAAATTCATAGGTTCTTCTGGTCTAGACGATATAGACGATGCAAGCACAATTGTGCTCGAGCCAGGAGTAGGAAGTCCGAGCGACGAACTCAGAGTATATGTTATATCAGATGCAGAATACAGATTTGGAGAATTCGACGAAAACGGAAACTTTGTTCCTTCAAGAGGAGAGGATTCTACTTTGCCTATAATTCATCTGGATAACGCTCCTGAAGCAGGAGAAGAAGTCACAGTTTATTCTTTCAGCAATCATAACAGTCAGAGAATAGAAAGACAGAACAAAGATGTAATTGAAAGAACCGCACTGACTCCTGAAACTGCTGATTATTTTGATTTTAGACAGCTACAGAATGGTTTGATAAAGTTGAAAAAACCAGCAGCTGGAACAGCATGGGTGTGGGCAATTGTAAATGGCGAACTACAATCACCTAATATTGATTATACTCTTGTAGGAAATAGAAGCTTTGTAAAATTCGATAGAACATTCGGTGAGCAAGACACGGTAGAAATATTTCACTTCTCTGCTGCACCTGTTCAAAATGCATTTGGTTGGAGACAATTCAAAGACATCTTTAACAGAACTCACTACAAGAGGCTGAGAGATACTCAGGTTATAGATGAGGACCTGCATTTCTATGACACAGAAATTAAATTAGAAGATGCATCTTCTCTGCCTGATCCGGTGCCACAAAGCAATGTTCCGGGTGTGCTGTTTATAGAAGGCGAAAGAATAGAATACTTTAGAAAAGACGGCAATGTTCTTAAGCAGCTTAGAAGAGGCACGTTAGGGACAGGAATCAAGAGTGTTTATCTAGCAGGTACTGTAGTTATGGAACAGGGTGCAACCAACAATATTCCATACAAAGATGAAACAGAAACACAACAGTTTACAAGCGACGGCACTAGTGTTGTATCTGAACTGGGATTTACCCTCGATGAAAATGTTGATCCTACAGATCAAGTTGAGGTATTCGGAGCAGGCAGACGTCTAAAGAAAGATCAGATATCTGTTTTCGATAGAGATTTGGCCTTGGATTCTCCCGAGGGAGATTTTGTACAGGATCCAGAATTCACAATTCAAGACGGAAACTTGTTTGTAACCGAACCTCTGCCAGAAAACACAAACATCACAGTTGTTCGCAAGCTAGGAACAGTTTGGCAAGAATCAGGTAAACCACTTAGAGAAAGCGAAACCAACATTGCAGAATTCCTTAGATCACAAACAACAGATCTGCCACGATAAATATACTATAGGAACAAACATATGAGTAACAGTTTTAACGATAAAAACGGCGTACATGTACAAGGGCATATCAAAATACATGATCCTTCTACAGGGGAAACATTTGTAGATAAACGCAATGCAATACATTTTGAAAACATTTCAATATCTCTTGCAGAAAGTCTTGCAAATCAGGGCACTGGGTGGATTTCGGAGATGGTGTTTGGCAACGGCGGAACCACAATAGACCCAACAGGAATTATTACCTATCTCACACCAAATTCCACAGGTCTTAATGCTGGTTTATACAATGAAACATTTTCCAAAATAGTAGATGATAGATCTGTTAATAACACAGATCCTTTAAGGAATCGCATAGAAACAAGGCACACTAGCGGCACAAATTTTACAGACGTATTGATTACCTGTTTGCTTGATTTTGGAGAGCCAGAAGGGCAACAAGCCTTTGATGCAGCAACAGACACTAATCAACAGTTTGTGTTTGACGAGCTAGGGCTAAGAGCTTTCTCTGCAGACGGCAACGGCAGGTTGCTTACTCATGTTATATTCCATCCTGTACAAAAAAGTCTCAACAGACTTATACAAATTGATTATACAGTTAGAGTGCAGTCTCTGTCAGGATTTAATGAGGTTTAAAAATGGCGTATCAAATTCCATACACAGACGAAGCTAACAATGGCACACTGACAGTAGTAGACGGAACACTAAACGAAGAAACTACATTAAAAATTCCAGGCAGGAATTTCACAGGATACGGTCAAGCGATTGCTGAAAATTTTTTGCACCTACTGGAAAATTTTTCAAATTCAATTGAACCTCCAAGGCCCACAGAAGGTCAGTTGTGGTACGATACTACCCCTGGAGTGGACCAGCTAAAAGTATACAACGGTGCTAACTGGGTTCCTGCAGGCAATGTAAATAGAGCAGCAAATGCACCAGATGTTGCTCTTGCCCAAACAGGTGATCTTTGGGTGGACACAGAAAATCAACAATTATATTTAAATTCCGGTTCTGCTTGGGTATTAGTAGGCCCAACATTTTCTGAAGGGCTGTCTACAGGAGCATTCCCCCTTACAGTAACAGGCACAGACAATGTGTCATACACAGTAATACTTGTAGAAGTACAAGCTCAACCTCTTGCAATTATTTCTACTCAAGAATTTACTCCTAAATCTGCAATTGCAGGCTTTAATATTATACGCCCTGGTATTAACATATCTAACAGAGACATCTCGGGAGACGGCGCCGCAAGATTTATTGGCACTTCAGAAAAAGCAGAAAGTTTACTTGTAGGCACAGAAACTGTTGCAGCAGGCAATTTTCTACGAGGTGATACTACTTCTAACACTGATTTTCCTTTAAATGTGCGAAACAACACAGGTATAAGACTAGGAACAGATGCAGCCCTAAGCATAGGTATTGAAGGCCAAGCAGGTATAATTCAGCATCAGATCGAAGGCTCTAACATTGATGTTAGAGTAAGAAGTCAAGGCACAAGTAGAACTGTACTCAGAGTAGACAGTGCTAGACGATTAGGCATTAATAACGAAGCACCGGACGAAGCACTTGATGTTGTAGGTAACATCAAAACAGATGCTAACCTTTTTGTAGATGGAAATACGCAAAGTGTCAATACTAATTCGGGAAGTATTGTAACAAAAGGCGGAGTAGGCATTGCCAAAGATCTAAATGTAGGCGGAAATTCTAAATTTGCAAATTTGACAACCCTGGGAAATGCAATACCCGACGGAAATAATACTAGAAATTTCGGATCGCCCACTGCAAGATGGCAAACTGTTCATGCTACAAGTTTTATAGGCAATTTAACTGGAAATGTTAATGGTACGGTATCTGGCACAGCAGGTTCTGCAGAAAGACTTGCCAGTGCGTCTACATTTAGAATAACAGGTGATGTGTCTTCACAGGACATTATATTTGATGGACAGACTGACGGTGCCTTAAAAGTATTCAATACAGAAATATCAAACGATTTTATTGCGGACAAGGACGAAGTGTTTTCGTCTAGATCAGATGACGAAATAATAATCAATCGCCAAAGCGGAGACACTGGTCTATTTAAAATTAACCGCAACAATCTTTTAAGAGCAGTTCCTACAAATCCCCCAGGAGTAATTTTACCTTACGGAGGCGTTGCTGCACCCGCGGGCTGGTTACTTTGCGACGGTTCAGAATACCTAGTTGCTGATTTCAGTGTGCTATTCGAGGCAATAGGATACCAGTTTGCGTCAAGACTGTCTTTTTCTACACAAGATCCTGCAAGAACACTGGAAGACCTTGGTTTGTTTAGGGTGCCAGATCTTAGAGGAAGAATTCCAATGGGTCTAGACAACATGGGAGGAAACTCTGCAGGAAGAATAAGCGAAGGTGCAGCAGATCAAGTAGGATTATCTAGTGGCTCAGAAACTACCAACATCAACCTGGAAAATCTTCCAGAACACGAGCACGATCTTAGAGGATCCAACGGTGACCAGTTTTATGCTATCAGAGACGTGTCGGGTGCACCGGGCGATCCAGATGGCATACAGTTTGATGCTCCTAGTGAGCTCGACAATGCACAAGCACTACCCAAGAGCGGCGGCATACTCAGAGACATAAGCGTTCAAATAGGTCAGCCTTTAGGAGTGCTAAATCCGTTTACTGCTATGAATTACATAATCTTTACAGGTAGAACAACATGAGTTATAGAATAAACAAAACCAATGGCGAATTGTTAGTAGAGTTAGCCGATGGCACTATAGATACCAGTTCGTCAGATATTACTCTTGTTGGCAGGAACTTTAGAGGTTTCGGCGAACTATTCAATGAAAATTTTGTAAAACTAGCAGAAAATTTTGCCAGCACTCGCAGCCCAGACAATCCTCTCCAGGGACAACTCTGGTATGACACAAATCAAGAAAGATTAAAATTATACAATGGTGTAGAATTTAGGCCTGCAAGCGGAGCAGTAGTTAGTCCCACTCAACCTCTTTTAATAGAAGGTGATATTTGGATAGATAATCGTAACAAACAGTTGTATTTCTTTGATGGAAATCCCGGCAACCAACCTACTCTAGTGGGCCCAGTATTTACGCAGCAACAAGGCACATCTGGAATACAAGTACGGTCTGTTCTTGACGCAAACGGCAAGGAACAGGTTATTGTAAAATTCTTTGTAGGCAATGACTTGATATATGTGCTTGCAAAAGAGACCTTTAGACTTGCCGGCAGAAACAGAATAGAGCAATATCCTACAGACCCCGACGATCAAGTTGTGCCACCGAGGCAATTGCTTAAACAGGGATTAAACACAGTTGATCCAGGTTTCCAATTTCGAGGCAACGCAGAAACAGCCAATGCTCTTGTAGATTCACAAGGAAACATAAGGACTGGCTCTAACTTTTTGCCGGCAGACGCAAATGGTACTACAATAGGAACACTTACAGTTCTTAATAGTGGCGGAATTTCAACAGGGATTGACAACACTGTTTTTACAAGACTGAGAAATGTAGGCACCAGAACAGTACTAGAAGCTAGACAAAGCCAAACCGACATGGTGCTTCGTACAAGGCAAGGAAACACGTCAATCGATTCTGTGTTTATCAAAGGAACCAACAGTAATGTAGGAATAAACACAGCCCAGCCTACAGAAATGCTTGATGTTAACGGAAACTTGCGAGTAAGACAGAATGCTGTAATTGATGGAAATTTAACAATTAACGGTGATACTACTTTTATCAATGCAGAAACAGTAAGAATACTCGACAAGAACATAGAATTAGGATTGTTAGGTGATGAAACACTAGGCGACGACAACGATGTAGATGAAGCAGGGCTCATAATTAGGTCAAGCGACGGTGATAAAACATGGTTGTGGGATAAAGACAATAATGCTCTTACGTCAAATGTAAATATTGATCTAGAACAAGGCAACGAGTATTTTATAAACGGTCAGTCCGTGTTATCTAGAACAGAATTGGGATCCACAGTCACAACAGCAAGTGGATTAACTAGCATTGGTACCTTGACTTCTCTTTCTGTAGACAATTTGTCTCTTGATGCAAATACAATTTCGTCTATAACAGGTGATATTGTATTGAATCCGGCAAATAATACGCTAAACCTATCAAACAGTGAAATTATAGGATTAAATGAACCATCGACTTCGTCTTCTGCAGCTACCAAAAACTATGTGGACACTGTTAATAGATCGTCTAATGTTGCATTAAGCTTAGACGTTACAGGTCTAGATAGCCCCACTACAGCTAATCCTTATGTATCAGTACAACAGATCCTTGAGACAATTTCTCCTGCTAGCGAAAAAGAAAACGGTGTGTTAGCTAGAATAAACGTTGTTGATTATAATAATGCAGAAGTATCGGGAATAGATGTTGCAGATACAGCTGATAAGAGTTTTGTAAGTGTGCTATCTGACGATGGAACAAGTTCTGAATCAGTGCTGCAAGATATTGCATTCTCTGATGCCCAAGGAAATGTAAATCTAACACCTAATCGACAGACTATGATATTCGAAGTAGTAGACAATGCCTGGGTCTGGGTTACTACAAATTAGATTTTAGCATAAATACTCTATATAACGGGATTGAGTAGATGGCATACACAATTAACAAATTCAACGGCACTGTCTTAACTGTAGTAGAAGATGGCACTATAGATAATAACACTGACCTTAAACTTGTAGGTAAAAATTTTGCAGGGTACGGTGAAATACAAAACGAAAATTTTGTATTTCTTCTTGAGAACTTTGCTAATCTTAACCCACCACCTCGACCAATTGCAGGACAAGTATGGTTCGACTCCAGCGAGTCAAAGCTGAAATTTTATGATGGATCTAAATTTAGAACCACTGGCGGAGCAGAAGTAAGTGGATCAACTCCAGCCGGCCTAACTGTTGGCGACTTTTGGTGGGACACAGAAAACGAACAGCTTTTTGCTTTTAATGGCACAGAATTTATACTTGTTGGCCCTCAAGATGCTGGCGAAGGCGTCACTCAAATGCAGAGTACCACGCTAACAGGCACAGACGGTGTTAACCGTTCAGTAATTGTTTCTCTTCTCAATGACGAAGTTGTAACAGTGATATCTAGGGAAGCATTTGCAATACCACAAGGACAACTGCCAGGATTTGATACGATAAAGAAGGGTATTACGCTTAAAGATACTCTAGCAGCTTCCGGAGGTGTAACTAGTACAGATTTTATATATTGGGGCACAGCATCTAACGCACAAAAATTAAACGGCGTAGACGGATCTCAATTTGTTCAAGCAGGTGATGCCGACTTTGACAGTCTAGTGGAATTTGCAGACATTGGGTTTGCTGTAGGAGATTCCAACGATTTAAGGGTCTTTATCGAAAGTGACAATCAAGGTGTGATATCCAACGAAGTTGGCAGTGTTATTCGATTAAGAACAAAAAATCAGCAAGGTAACTCGGTAGAAAGTCTCAAAATACAACCAGGTGAATTATTGCCAGGAGATATAGGCGGTTCAGTTGAAGCAGTGAATCTAGGCAGCGGGTCTGCACCGTTTCAGGCAGTATGGGCAGATAACTTTTTTGGTGTAAGTGAAAAAGCAAGTTCCTTGGTTGTTGGAGGAGAATCCAGATTCCCAAGCGTGCCTGCCAGTCCCAACACTGTTGCAGTGAGAGACAGTTCCGGAGATCTCAGGGCAAATCTATTTAGAGGAACAGCTCTTACCGCCAAGTACGCCGACCTTGCAGAAAAATATACTACAGAACATGAATTATCAGTAGGCACTGTAGTTTCTGTCTGTGATCATGAAGACCATGAAGTCTGTCCTGCAAAAGCAGATGCTGTTGCTATAGGTGTTGTTTCTCATAAACCTGCACTTATTATGAACGAAGGCAGTAAAGGACAAGCCATTGCTCTTAAAGGAAGAGTGCCTGTGAGGGTAAAAGGAAGTGTACAAAAAGGTGACCCGATATATGTTCACAGCAACGGAACAGCCTCTAATAAACCAAACGGTGAAATCATCGCAGTTGCACTAGAATCTATAAACTCAGATTCAGAAAACCTAATCGAATGCGTGTTAAAACTATAAATAAACTACGCATTTAAAGGACTTTTATTATGGCAGTAAATTCAGGAGATTCAATTACCGCAGCTCAGTTTAACGGACTGCAAAGCAGAATAAACCAAGTTCTAGGAACAGGAAGCGGCACATTCGGATATGGACAATCTGTATCAAGTTCTCAAGTTACTTCTCTTACTGACCCTGATATACCAGACGGCGACTCTGTCACTGCACAACAATTTAATCAGCTAAGGTCTGATTTAAGAAAAGCATTTATACACCAAACTGGTACAGAAATTCCTGTAAATTCTTTCAGTGTGGGCGATATTATCGGAGCAGATGAATCCGGAACAGACATAGATTTTGTTAACGGTGATGCGGTATTTGTTAACGAAGATGCATCAAAAGGATTTAATGACCTTTTGAGCATTATGAGTGGCTTAGAAGCTGGCAGATTTGATATTCATCCCAGTCAACAAGACGTACAAGTAAGAGCTGCAGACGAAAGAACATCAGACTGGAACGGTACTATAGTAAGTGCATTTACTGTAAGTTTTTCAAATACAGATGAAAGAAGGTTCTTCTTTAATTCTGGAGGAGAAATTAGAATTTCTGGCACTAACGATCTAAACACATCAACAGGAGACAGCTTCGAACGAGACCAAGGATGGGATAATTTGTTGGAAAATCCTGGTGAGATAAGATTCGATTATAATTCTACAACAATAACTGGAAGTACCTCAGGTGTTTCGTTCCCAGACGGTGCAATAGGAAATGAGGACTTAACTGGTTCTTATCAGACAATTTTTAGAAAAGATGCCAGCGGCGGAGTATACAGTGACTCATATTGGAAAATAGATGCACGGGAAGATTCTTCAACGCAACTTAGATTTAGAATTGAACTAGTAGACGCTGGACCAGAAAGCGACGACGACGCAGGTGAACCTGGTTCTATAGATGGCGGTATAGTAGAACCTATAACTGCTGATCTTGAATTTGAATATGCAGCAAGACGTGCAAACGGCGAAGTAGTTGTGCCTTTTCCTGCATTCAGTGTGGTAAACACTTTCGAATAAAAAATTTCTTGACAAGGAGCTCCAATTCTAGTAGTATGTAAACTAGATTGGAGTTTTTTTATGGACGAAAGATTAAAAAAAGCACTTGATTTTTCAAACTATATGGTCACTCTCAATAACCAAAAGAGAGTAATAAAAAATCAATATCACGAAAGTTGTGTTTATTATTTTAACGGCGGACAGTTTACAGTTACAAAAGAACTAGTTACTTTTGTGAACATGCTGGTAGAGAAAGACAATACAAGTGACATAGTGCTAGTAGACGACAACGAAACGCCGATATTGATTCCAAACCTCGATGATTTTTTAAGCGACATAATTGACACATATTTTTCTGCAGCAAACACCTATTATGCAGAATATCAACAGTTAATAAAAAATAGATCAACTGCAAAATTAGTAGATTATGACGAGTAAACAGGGTGTTGTCACCTTTGCTAGAAATAACAGCCAGATTGATTATATCAAACAGGCAACTTTTCTTGCTAAAAGAGTCAAAAAATATCTTAACTTGCCGACTACTCTAGTAACTGATTCCCCAGAATTTTTAAAGCAAGAATATCCTGATTATAAAACAGTTTTTGATCAGGTTGTTTTTCTGGTATGGCAAGAAAAAGATGTGACCGAAAATACTGTGTTGTGTACCGCAGAACGCAAAAACACAAAGAAATTTTACGACGGATCTCTGGTATCTAAAAAACTAGACTGGAAAAATGATGCAAGAACGCTTGCCTATGAAGCATCTCCTTATGATGAAACGCTTTTACTGGACAGTGACATTGTTATTTGCAATGAGTTCTGGAAAGAATGTTTTGATCAACCCCACGATTTACTTGCATATCGGCACTGTATTGAACTATTAGATATTGACCGGGGCGATGTTTTCCACAGAATAAGCGACACCTCAGTGGATTTTTACTGGGCAACGGCAATATTTTTTAGAAAATCACTGAAAACAGAAATTTTTTTCCAGCTGATGCAGCATGTGCAAGAAAACTGGAGGCATTATTGTTCAATATTTCAAATCAACACGCCTTATTATAGGAATGATTATGCTTTTTCTATTGCTGCACACATTATGAACGGGTACGAGGGCAGTGATGTTATCAAATCCATGCCAGGTAACTTGTATTTTATTACAGATAAAAGCATTCTATGGCAGATTGACGATGACTCTCTGCTTATTTTGTTAGAAAAGCCCACATATGACGGGGAATATACTCCATTGAGAATTAAAAAATCAACAGTTCACTGTATGAACAAGTTTAGTTTAAACAGGTGCATTGACAATGAGTGAAGGGTTTGTAATTTTTGCAGACGGAGAACCCTATGTAAAACAGGCTTATCTGTGTGCACTAAGTCTAAAAGCCAGTAAAAACACCAAGCCTATATGTGTTATAACTGCTACACCTGTATCTGCTAAACAAAAATCGGTGTTTGATTATGTTTTAGACATTCCCTGGTATAAAAATGACGATAGTTTTTTGAAAGTAAACAATAGATGGAAGTTATATCATGCTACTCCCTTTGATAAATCGATTGTCTTGGATAGCGATACACTGGTTTTAAACAATCTAGATTATTTTTGGAATTATTTGCAAGCCTTTGACGTTTATTTCCCTTCAAAAGTTTTCACATATAGACAAGAGTGCGTAAACGAGGCAAAAAACCCTTATAGAAAAGCGTTTCAAGCAAATAATCTTCCAAATCTATATAATTCTGTTCATTTTTTTAGAAAATCTGCTTTTGCTCAGGAGTTTTATAAATGGGTTGAGCTTGTTACAAACAATTGGGAATTGTTTTACGGGCATTTTTGTAAAGAACATTACCCAAAAGAGCCGTCTATGGACATAACAGTCGCAATTGTGTCTAAAATTTTAGACTGTGATAACAAAATTACTAATTACAAGCAGGAGATACCCAATCTTGTGCATATGAAACCTTTTATACAGAACTGGCAATCCAGTATTTCAAGGTGGCAGGACAGGGTTGGCGTATATCTTACACCAGATCTTGAACTAAAAATAGGAAATCATAGACAAAATACGGTTTTCCATTACACAGAAAACGATTTTTGTTGTGATAATATAATCGAAAAATTTGAAAACAAAGTATGTATGTAATTTTTGAGAAAGAAACCGGCAAAGTCCTAGGGGTTTCGCCTAAAGATGACAATGAAAACTCTATTTGGGTTGAATTTGACGAAGTAGAAGCACTGATTTCAGGGAAAGACAGAAGAAAAAACTACAGAGTTGAATATAATCCCAAAGAAAAACAGCTAGAACTTGTGAATTTGCACTTACAAAGCCTGGATGGGGCGTCGATTAGTGATTTTATCTATGAAATACCGGAAAATTACGCAGAAAATGCAGATATAGTGGTTGAACAGGACCAAAAAACCAGATGTTGGCGAATTATACTGGGAAATGCCCTAAAAAAGGGCTTGAGAAGGCAGGGCATACGCTTTAATAGCTGGGTAAACTTTTCTGTTACTGCAAAACATGACCCTAATGTGCTTTATAAAACACTGGAAGTGGATTTTTCCAAGATTTTACAAGATAATTATGCTATATTGCCTTTTTCAATGGATTTTGAGTACACAAACACTCCTATCTCTGTTTTTACTAGCAGAAAATTTGATTCTTATGAGTTTAGGAGGATAATGCATGAACAAAATTAGAATAGCAGAGCAAGACATTGTTTTTCTGTCATATGACGAGCCCAATGCAGAAAAAAACTATGTAGACTTGTGCCAAAAAATACCCTGGGCAAAGCGAGTACACGGAGTAAAAGGTTCGGATGCCGCTCACAAAGCATGTGCAGAGATATCAGAAACAGAGTATTTTGTCACGGTTGATGGTGATAATCAAATAGATCCTGATTTTTTAACTGTGGAAATTGACCTAGATAGACTAGGACTTACTTCAGATTATGTTTTTTCCTGGTGCGGAAAGGTTCATGTAAATGGTCTGATGTATGGTAATGGCGGTCTAAAGCTCTGGAACAAATCTTTTGTAAAAAACATGCGGACTCATGAAGCATCTGACGGATCTGATCCTAGAAGCCTAGTAGAATTTTGCTTTGATAACAAGTATTATCATCTGAATGAGAATTATTCTACTTCTTACACAAATGCAACTCCTCTGCAAGCATTTAGAGCTGGGTTTAGAGAAGGCGTGAAGATGAGTCTTAATCAGGGTGCTAAGGTAAATGATATTAAAACAGTCTGGTGGCAGAACCTCGAGCGTCTATTAATTTGGTGTTCTGTTGGTGCCGATGTGGAAAACGGTTTATGGAGCATTTATGGTGCAAGAGAAGGCTGTTACCTTACAAATTGCACAGATTGGGATTATACACAAGTTCGAGATTTTGAGTATTTGACTGAATTGTGGAGTGACTTTTACTCGAAAACAGACGAAACCGGTCTCATCTCGGTTATAGATAGGTTAGGAGATAGCATACACGATAACCTAGGTATAGAAATTGCTTTATTAGACGAGAAAGGCAGTAAATTTTTTAAGAAAGTTTATCATAATAAGCCTCGCGTAAGGAAAAAAAATATATGGATGAATTAGAAAAAATACAGAAGGTACTACAAAAAACAGATTCGGAAATATCTCCAACCTTTTGCATGGCAAAGTGGCATCATACTACAATCTATCTTCAAACCGGAGAAACACATTCTTGTTATCATCCTGCTCCTCATCCTATTCCTCTTGAAGAATTAAGAGATAACCCTTCTGCACTTCACAATACCAACCAAAAGAAACAAGAAAGAGAGCTAATGATACGCGGAAAACAACCGGAAGGCTGTTCTTATTGTTGGAATATAGAAGCAATGGGGAAAGATTATGTATCCGACAGGCATTTAAGAACAGCATCTATATATAACGACGAAAGATTCGAAGAGATTAAACAAGGCGGCAGTAAATTTAATGTTAATCCAGAATATATCGAAATCTCGTTCTCAAATGAATGCAATTTTAAGTGCGGCTATTGTCATCCTAAGGCAAGTTCTCGATATTGGAAAGAAATAGACGACCACGGGCCCTATGATGTGTCTTCAGACCACAGGCAGGACATAGATTGGTTTAAAATTTATCAAAAAGAAGAGGAAAACCCTTATGTAGAAGCCTGGTGGCGATGGTGGCCTGAAGTATCTAAGACACTTAACATTCTCAGAATAACAGGTGGAGAACCTCTCATGCATAAAAGCACATGGGACTTGTTTGATAGGCTAGAGGAAGATCCTAAGCCGCATATTCAAATAGAACTTAATTCTAATCTAGGAGTTAAGCCTAAACTGGTCGAAAAATTAGTTGAAAGGGTGCTTTTTTTAAAATCAATCCGTGCAATAAAAGGCTTTAAGCTGTATACATCGATAGATACATGGACAAAAAGAGCAGAATATGCTAGGCACGGGCTTAATTTAGACCTCTGGGAGAAAAATTTACAGTATTATCTAACGAAAACACATCTTCCTGTTGTTTTTATGATTACTTTCAACATTTTTGGCGTTACAAGCTTCGATACCCTGTTACAAAAAATTTTAGAGTGGCGGAAAATATACAATTCTGATAAAAACGAAATACATTGGCAGAGAATTCGATTCGACACTCCGCATTTGAAAGAACCTGCTATTTTTGACATGAATATTCTGCCAAAAAAAGAATTTATGCCATACATGCACTCGCATCTGGAGTTTATAAAATCTAACTTAGATAATCATGACAGAACAAAGTTCAGTGATTTGGAATATCAAAAATTTAAAAGAGTGGTGGACTACATGGCAACCACAAACTACGACGAAGATAAGCTGTTAGTAGCAAGGAAAAATTTTGTGGCATGGTTTACCGAACATGACAGGAGAAGAAATACCAGTCTGCTAGAAACATTCCCTGAAATGAAAGATTTTTGGGAGCTGTGTGCTAGCCTTTAATTCCAGATCTCACAAGGTATAGGCCTTCCTTTTGTCAACTTGAACTTTTGACGAAGATCGTTTTCTACAGTTTGAGGAAAGTCATGTAATCCGTGACTTTTTTTAGAGTTTCTATAGCAATTTCGTATATATGAAACCCAGTTTTCTTGTAATTTTTTTATTGAAGCTATGGTTTTACTGGAAAATTCATAGTCTAGCACAGCCTGCAAATATTCTAGATGTTCTAAAGGTGTTGGATGCCCGTCAGAATAATTTTTATGTACAGTTGACCAATCTTTTTGCCATTTGGAGTCAATATTTCCCTGCCATAATACATCATAAAAGCTAGGAGCAATTTTAGATAAGTTTTTATTGTATAAGTTGCTAATTTTGTATACTAGATTCTGTTGTTCAGACGATGTCTCTTCCCACTGATTAATTTGATTTACAATATTACACATTGACAAAAAATTAAAATTAGTGCAATCTAAATAATTAGCCGTTAAGTCAATCAATGCGAAGTCTCTTAATGCAAAATGTATGTCGTTTGCCCATCTTTTAACGAATTTTGCATCGTACTCGTTTTGTGAGTAAATATTTCCCGGAGTTACCCAACCTTGTTTTTCTGTATATCTATCTTCTCTTGATATGTTTGTCCAGCATACAACAACTAAATCGTTTTTATCAAAACTAAAATAATTATTTGCCTGTGTAATTTGATTGCTAATGAAATAATTCCCAGCCCCGCTCCTTCCAAAGTTATAAAATTCACAATTTAGCTCATATGCTAAAATGTTTGCCCAAGTTGCCCATTTATAATCTGTGAAAGAACAGCCGAACGTAAACAATCTTCTAGGTCTGTTAATAGCTAGTTTCATAGAGATTTGATCAGTCTCCTAAAATTCTTCTTTTCAAAATTGGGGTCCATAAGGCATTCAAAGTTATGTTTAAGAATACCTTCTTGTGAAAATTTCCATTCTATTTGCTGCTTTCTTGACATTTTATCTAATTTATTTATTGCATGTTTTATAGTATCTAGCATTGCCTGATATCTTTTTTTAGTGTCTTTTATACTGTCAAAACTGTAATCAAACATGGTATGATATAGTTTAAAGCCAAAATCTTCTAATCGTGAATTACAATTAGGTTGACCAAAAATTAAAAAAGGTTGCATGTGAGCCACAGATCTAAATGTTTTTTCTGAATAAAATAAACTTGTGCCATTCCAGTCGTTAACATGAGTCTCATTTACTATTTGAAAGAGGGTAGATGTATGTAAATGGCTGTTAAGAGAAAGTGCGTGATTTGTTTCGAAATCTTTTGTATCGATCGTGAGGGGAAGAGATGCCCGCCATTTGTTAAAACTGTCAGGATTTAGCTGATATTTCTTTAGAATCAGTTCTGATTCTTTGGTAGACACTGAATTTTGACTAATATTGAATTTGCAAGCAGCATTAGATTGGTATAGCATGTAGTTAGCTAATATTCTATGATCTCTGTTTACTCTGCTTAAACTTAATCCGTATTTGTTTACAAATTTTGATACTGTCTGTTTTTGAAAGTAATCTAATGCACTGTCGCTGTTAAAATAAAACCCAAAATAGTCTTCCACTAAATCCGCAATCATTTTTTTAAAACTTAAAAATGTAAAGACTTTTATGCTGTTGGTTATTCTCTTCTTTTTGTTGTACTGGTCAATATTTTGTCTATCCGACATATTAGCGGATACAAATATTATTTTTTGAGGATTTATGCTATTGACTTTACACGAATAATACAGATTGTCAAAAAAGAATGTCTTATACGGAGAAAAACCTTCTGTGCTTGCATCAAAAACGAAATAGGTCCTAGGATTATTTCTTAAGGTATCTAAATTTTCAACAAATTTTAATAAATCTATCTTCCCCTGCCAATTAGGATATTTTATTATACTATGTATAAACCGTATATTTTTCTCGTGTGCAAAATTATTGAATAATACACTGAAGGTAGAGCTATCGCAATGTGATATATACGGATTATTCTTTATCATCGGATATTACAAAAATCTATATATATATTTATATAATAAACCTCAGGAACATGAATGAAAAAGCTAGATATTTGGGCACACACTGCTAGTACAAGAAATAAAAAAGCCAGAAAATAAAAATTATAAAAAAATCTATAAAGAATTAGAGCATATTTGTAAGCACAACAAACAACTTGCAATTAAGCACATTAAAAACCAAGAAGGCGTTCCTGAATCGGCAAAAGAATACAACTATTATAGAATAATAATTAATGAAGCAACACAAAAGCTGTGTCTTATAGACTAATCGGTGTCATTAATAATAATATCTTTTTCTTTCAGGGATTTTAAAATCGATCTGTTGTGATCTAGTATATCTAGCATATCTCTGTATATATCATTAAGCTCGTCTAGCTTTTTCGAATTAATGCAATCTATAATTCTAAAAATCTCCACCATTCTATCTGTATGATTTTCAATTTGGTCATAATCTTCTGGCCAGTATTTGTCAAAAGTTTTAAAACCAAATTTTTTCAAATATTCCAAAGTTTTAGGTGGGGCTACTAGAATAAAAGGTTTTCTATAGTTAATAGCATCTATTGTTTTTTCTGAAAAATTACCGGTTGGTTGAGCAAACCTGGTTTCGTTTATTATACATACAAAGCATTCGTCAAAAGTTTTTTTGTAAGTAATGTTTGGTTGAGAAAAATTGCCTTGTGGTATATAAAAGCAGCTATTTTCTTCAACTTTAATTTTTTTTGCAGAAAAATCCAATTCAAAGATATTTTTATTTAAAATCCGGTTATTTTTTTTTAAGTAGGTAAGGTCTATTTTATGACCAATCCAGCTTTTTTCGAGGTCCCAGTTCATGTCAGATTCGAACCACCAGCTATAATTTCCTGGTTTATCTGCAAGATAGCACATTATCATGTGTCTATGTATTGCATATCTTCCGTTTCCGCACCAGAATTTTTTGGTTATTACAGGTATATCTTTAGGATCATTAGGCATCCAGGAAAACGCAGCTTGTCGTAAAAAAATATCTCTGCATTGCATGTTAATAAACGGATACTTTGCAGCCATAAACTTTGGTAATCGATAATCACAATGATTAAGAGTAACAGTTCCTATTTTTTTTCCTAAATAATTTATACTATCTAGTTCTGATACATGCAAATCGTCATCATGATTACAATCCGAATGAAATTCAGAATAAAATGATAAATTATAATCTTTACCTTTAAAATAATACGATACTGGTTCATATAAAAAAACTTGCAACTGACGTTTTGATAATTTTTTCAAAATCTTAAAATCTTTTTCCAAAAAATCAAAATCAATTGACCCAGTTCCTGTGTATACAAAATACGGAGTTTTTATTTTCTTAAGGAAAGTTTGTTCTGTTAAATGCTTTATTCCATGAGTTTTTCTATAATGCAGAATTTTAGATGGTAGGTTTTTATAAAATATATCTTGCCGAAACATTTATTAAGTTCCAGTTATTTGTAAAGTATACCTAGGTTCTGTACCTATGTTAGCAGCGAAATGAGGTTCGTCACAATTCCATATTATATACTTACCGGCTTCGTAGTTAACAATTGCTTCTCCGCCTATGTCAAAATAATGTCCAATTTTCCAATCTTCTAAAAACACAACGGCTCGACGCACACTTTCTCGATCAACATTAAATATTTCGCAGTATTTTTTAAAATGATCTACATGCGTTGGCATTATATCTCCGGTTGTCATTTTGTAAAAAACAAATCCAGGATTAGATAAGTCTAACATATTGGCAATGTTGTGGACCCATTCGGGCATAGGGTTTTCCCCACCATACATAACACCAGTAAAACTGTCGTGCATATATCCCATTTCTCTCCAGGCTTCTAACTCTTTATCAGTTACTGGCTGCTTCGTATACGGAAAATTTTTAAATTCGTTGTTCCAGGTAGGCGTAATCTGTCTTTTAATTATGGTCATTTTATTTCTCTCTCTACGTCAAGGGTTACACAATGAAATCCACCACCTAGTGTTCTTTGATGTCTCATTGGCAACATGGCACATTCTATTTTTTGCTTTTCTAAAAGTTTTCGTAAATTGTGTTGATGTTCTTCTAGAACTACTAGATTTTCGTTTATGGAAAACAGATTCATATTTATCCACTTACTTGCATTGCAGTAACCGTCAACATATCCAACATCATAAGGTTCGGGTGCCCATATTGCATCCCAGTTGCAAAATGGTTTTGGTAAAATTTCTTTGGATTTTATTCTGTCTGGATTTAACAACATCAAACCTTCGCGGAGGAATGCTATAGTAGAGTCTATATGCATGTAAGAATATATATTTTCCAGTAGATGTACTTTTGCATCTTTGCCTAGTAGTTTTTGAATATAAGCTGCACCTTTTTTGTTTCCGCTGTTACTGACTAGATATAAAATATCGTCGTTTGCTTTTATAAGATTAGCAGCATCAAAAGCAGGTGCAATTTCACTAAGTGCAAGTTTGTTGGGATTTCCTACACAATCTAAATTGAATAATTTTTCGTCTTTGCAAGGATCAATTTTTACTACATTATTGAGATGATGCGAAAACGCTGTATATTCGTCGTGACGTGCAAAAACCGGCATCGGAGAAACGTATGCAGTATTTTGATACACAAACGCAGAATCTCGAGGACAATAATTATAGTAAGCAGGATTGTTGTCAACAGGGCGAAGTACTTTTATTCCTTCTCCTTCTAGGAATTTACAAAAAACATCAAGATCTTCATTTGCTTCGTTGATTACTTGTACCGGATAACTACCGCTGGGGATTTCTTCTTCATTGATAACATCAGCATAGTTAACACATCGAAGAGAAATGTCTCTCTGAGGAATTTTAGCATTGTCAGCAATTCCTACTATCACACTTTTTAAATTACTCCACTCATTTGTTATGTGCATATTTTTTTCTATATTTTTCTAATAATAATTCTGCTATTTTTTGATGTCCCAATTCGTTAGGATGAGTGTCGTTTTCGATAAAGTGCTTTCCTATGAATGGTTTTGGAGGACCGTTAATGTCAAGTCGATAATTGCCTCGCCATTCACTTTCTCCTAAAAGTTTTGTAAGTGATTTTCGTGGATTTAAAAAAATATTTTTTGGAATAAGATATTGAAGTTCTGGCATCAAAACAAGGTCGCCGTAATTATGAGCCATAATTACAGGTATTTTGTTATAATGACAAATACTATAAATTGTCAAAATAAACAGAGAATGGTGATAGATGAACCAATAGTCTGTTTTGCCTTTTATAAATTGTTTATATTCTTTTGTTTTATAGTCAAACAT